GTTACAGCGTTTGTTGCATTTGAATCCCATTCAAATACTTGTGCATTATGAATTAGTGCAATTACTTTATCACCAAAGTTGTCAATAGACCATAAACCTGGATCAACAACTAAGTCACCCGATGCAGCCTCACCCCATGCAATATAATCTGAACTGTTGGTTACTGTTGCACCATTTGAATGTGTTGCAGCTGTTGTATTTCTAACTCCTCTTGTAACACCTGTTAAAGTATTACCTGATATACCTGTATATGAAATTTCTTCTGAACCTATCTGTACAAAGTTTGTACCTGAAGTTGGAAACAAAGATGCGTCTGTTAATACAACAGTTGTTGTAACTGCATTGATACTACCATTTAAAGTTGTAGTTGCTTCACCTGTTACGGTTCCACCCCATGCGGCTAGACCCCAACCAAAACCAGGTAATTGTTCTGCAGGACCTACTGGATAATAATGTTGTACTCTGATACCACCAGATGTTGTAGCACCTGAGCCTGTCTCATTAGATGGCATTGTAATAGTTAGAGTGGTAGCTGTTGGCACGCTTGTTACCATAAATTTTTTATCATCAAAGTCTGACGCTGAGTAGTTAGAGTTTGTAATAGCTGTAAAATTATCTAAAAGAATAATATCATTTTCTTGAATGTTATGATCCGTGCTGAATGTTAATGTAACCGTTGCTGAACCATTCGTTGTACTAAATGCGTTTGATAATGTTGTAGTAGTTTTAATTGGATGAATGTCGTAGAATACGCCACCTGTGTAAGCGTATAAAATTCTGTTTGTGCCTATGATTGCAAACTTGTTACCAGACTTGTTAACTAAATGATGTAAAGCTCTTGCAGCTCCTGTAAGTTTTGATTCACCTAACTGTGACCATCCACCTATTTTTTCAGGTGTACCATATCTAAAACGTACATTATCACCATCAACCCATTGTCCTTCAGCTGTGGTTTCTGTTATCTGTTTATTGAATCCAGGTTGGAATCCTATTTTTTGTAGCATATAACCTCATCCTATTACATATTCCTTATTGGTGGAATACCCAATAATGGTCGTTTATCAAATTTATTTTTATCAGCGAACGGACCATTTCTGTGGTTATAGTGTAGAAATACTTGACCACAAACCTGACCTTCAAATGGCTCTCGCCAATGTTCGAGTTCGCAACCACTATATACTAACATATCACCTACTTCAAGCAAGACTTTAGTACCCTTTGGAGCGTTTGGTTTATGTATATTTTTGTATTCATCAATAACAGAATCTGCACCTGTGCCATCTATAAAGATAGGCCAAGGATCACCTCCTAGGTTTATGGTAGTAGATATTTCACAACTAGGTCTATCTTTATGTCTTTTTAATTCGTCTCCATACTTATATAATCTAGCGTATGAATAAGTTGGAATTAAATCTAAGCCTGTTTCTTGTTGCATTACTGGTAATACTTTCACTAACAAAGTCTCCATTACAGGATCAGCATAATGAGAATAAGTGTTTGGAATCTGTTGATCTGTCCATGTTCCAAGCATTCCTGTATCGTAAGTAATGTTGTTTTGATACATCCATTGAACTGCATCACGTTTAAGTAAAAAATAATTAAAGATAAAATTAGCTAACTCGTAGTTAACTGCTTTTTTTATTACCTGATATTTATTGAAAGCCATCTTGTATAAAATTAAAACTTACTGATATTCTTATATCATTTGATTTATTAGGTTCAACACTATGCCACAACCAAGAAGGGAACATAATTATTCTATTTTCAACACTCTCTAAATGCACTTCTCTCCATAAATGTTTTGGTGGTTGACCTGGTTTTCTTGCAGGCATGTTTGTTTGTATTCCTGGTCTTGGGTCGTACAAAACTATTTTACCACAGTTTTCTTGTGTCTTTACATAATACACACCACTAAATAAACTGTTGGGGTGTATGTGAGGTTTATTATAACCTCCAGGATAATTTATATTAGCCCACATATTACCAAGTTTTGGTTGCCTATCTAACCATTCTTCTTTGTATATTTGATATTGCATTTTAAATAACTCATCTACCAGTAATTTAAATTGTGGCATTTCATGCATATTAGTTTGGCTATGCCAACCATCTACATTTGTTTTCTTCACACCTTCGTCTTGTTTAGACCAAGCAACAATATCATTAGCTAGTTGTTGATTATTTAGTTTAACATCTTCAGCGTATATAAGAGTTGGAAAAAATCCTTCAGCTATCATCTAAATGGTTTACCTCCAAACCAACAAACTAAAGATTGTCTCATTCCTTTAGTTACTGGATTAACTCTGTGATTTAAAAATGATGCAAATATAATTGCATGACCTTGTTTAAGTTCTGCAAATTTACCTGGTGCCATCAACTCTAAATCACCGCCCTCAAACTCTGATGGATCGTTAAGTAATAATGTCATTGATATTTTTCTAACTGGTGGTTCATGTTCCATGTTTACATCACAATCCATATGCCAATCATAGAATCCTCCTTCTGGATATTCTGTAAACTGTGCATTCTCTGTAACTTGTATGTCACCAAAACCAAAATGATTTTCATTTGCTTTTTGTATAAAATTATTGAGATCACGATACATGTGTCCCATTTCTTGAAACGGTAACCAAGATATTGTGGTTACTCTTTTTTTAGTATCGGTACCACCTCCTGGTTTACCCATACCAACTTGTGCTTGTTGTGGTTTTTGACGTCTACCACATTCAATAATTTGTCTGCATTGGTCTGGTGTAAACAATGGTGTGGTAGTTTGAACTATCCAACTTTTCCATTTAGGTTCTGATATGTGTCTGTTTTCGTACATTAACTTACTCCTCTATTTTGAATTGGGTTATACTTAACATCCATATTTGCAGCAAGTGTTCTTCTAAATCCTGGTCCATTAAAAGGATAAACACAGTGTCTCATGTCATATGGAAATATATAAAAGTCTCTTTCTTTAATATTTGGTTGATAGTCTACATTTGCAAAATGTCCACTAGCTGAACCTAGTATTTGTAATCTACCATTTTGTGGTTGATCAGTTGCGGAATATTCTACACCATAAGACTCCGGTAATTTTAAAATCATAACAGAAGATAAACCTGTAAATAATGATCCTTGGTGCACGTGCACTGGATTATATTCATGTTGAAACATTGTGTTAACCCATATAGAGTTTAAATGTAAATCATATTGTTTAACTTTATTCCAATCTAAATAGTGTCTAAACTTTTGTTCAAACCATTGTAATACATTTTGTGGTAAATGATTATGTCTAGTCATCTTATTATTGTCTTCGCCATTAAAAAATAAACTATGTTCTTTTTCAATTTTACCAACTAATTGTTTATTAGCAGGTTTTAATTCAGGATACTTTGTTTCATAGATATGGTTAATCGTATTGTATACATCCAAAGGTACTTGGTATTTTAATACCGACTGACCTAAAAATACAAAATTAAAATCTGATGTGTCCATATTTCTGTCTTATCCTTTCTGGAATTTTCTCAATATAAGGGTTGTATTCTTTTCTAACAACCGTTTTAATTTTATGCATATTCTTTCCTACAATCTTATCGTCGTAACCCATACCATTAACTTCAACTTGTTTCAAGTTTTCAAACTTGTGGTTATAGTAAGGCTCACCTATAAACTCATATATTTTTCTAAACTCTTGTTCTGGTTGTGCAACTAAATCATCATACTTTACAAAGTGACAGATGTCTGGGTAGTTAAATGCATTTTTTATTGCTTCAAGTTCTTTTGCTATTCCACCATTTTTATTCATAATCATAGCTAATTTTTCATCATCATTTTTACAATTATATCTATTAGGAAATGCATCAGGGTTTTCTGTGTACCACTTCATATAACTAGCTAATACATCTATTAAATCTCTAAGTAATACTATACATTTAAAAGGTCGTTTATAATGTTTTTTTATTAATGCAAAATTACCAGGTGTCATAACAGGTCCACGATCAATAATGATACGTTGTGGCCAATCTTTATAGTAAGTATCATAGACTACATCTAATACATTATCTAAAGACTTATGATCTGGATAATTTAAAAACACATCTGTATTTTTTAATAAAAACAAATCTTTCATTATCTCTAATGTAATAGAGTTAGGAGTAGCTACTATCTCAGGATTTTGATTTATAATACTTGCAAATAAAGTATTACCTGATCTGGGTTGTGCTACTAAAAATAAAAGTTGTTTATTTTTCTTTTGCTCCAAGGTCACTAGTTATCTGCTCTTTCTTGTTGTAAATCATTTCTCCTGATTTTTTAACTCTTTCTATAGTTTGTAATTGACCTAGTACATTAAATACTTCAGGTTGACTTGAACCTGATGTTAATGTCTCTGCTTTGTTTTTCATAATTAAATGATAAGAATCTAGTTGGTGTCTGTTAACATCTTGTGTATCAAAAGAACCATCGTCAAATTCTTTTTTAAGAGTTGACCATAATTTAATTTCTCTCATACGATCTCTTGCAACAAGTTGCATATTAGCAAGACCATATCTAGCTTCATCTAAATCTATCTGATATTTTGTTAGTTTATATTCGTCTTTTTCTGACTCAATTTTTTTCTCTAACCATTTAACTTTAGCTTCTTGTCTTCTACAATCAAAAGATAAACTCATTAAGTTTTCTAAAAATACGTTTTGTTCTCTAACACACTGCCAATACTTTGCAGCTTTAGTTGGATACTTTGCATCCTGTAACACAGACATTCTCATTTCTGTCTCTGTTCTAAATACTTGTTTCTTGGTCCATGTGTCACGAAGCTCGGCTGTCATAGCCTTAAATTCTTTGACGTCCTCTGGATCTAATAAATTATTTAAGCTTGGTGCTTCTTTTTCTATTAACGCATGTATGTTTCTTTTTTCTGTCATA